CTATATCTACAAACTTAGGTATAATAGGTACTGGCTTCCAGTCTAAATTAAGATAAGATAAATCACCATTAATAGATAATTCATCTTTGTATTTTTGTATTGACTGCTCCCCTCGAGCATATAATCTAAGTTTATGAAACTCAGCTTGGTTGATATTATATCTATTGTTGTTTTTATCTTTTCCAAACCATTCGCTTTCAATAGCCTTTGCTACTTTTAAACCATATTCATAGCTAGCTTTTTCTGCATCACTAACTACTTGACTAGGAAAATAACCTTTTTTACTCATATTTATTTTATTATTTGTGATGTAAATCCATCATTATTATATCTTGCAAAGCTTACACTTACTTTTGCTTTTTGTTTTTGCGCATTAGGCGTATAAAGGTGTCTATTGCAAGCCATAATCGCAAGACCGCTGCTAATAGTAGCATCAAACTTAGTACGCTTAGTAATATCAAATTTCGCCCAATCATTTAGTGTTCTGTTAAAGTACATGTTACCACAACCGCCGTCTGGTTTTAAACCTACGTTTTCTTGTATATATGTTTCAATAGCTGCCGCGTGCGCTTGCTTAATATCTTCACTAGAGTTTGGTATGCCACCTATTTCCTTTTCAGTGACAGACAGTTTATTCCAGACTTTATCAGGTCTGTTCATTGAATATCCTCTATAACCTCTCCTTCGTAAATAATACAATAAACGTGGTTTATTATTCTCTGCAAGTATAGGCATGCCATAAAATACTAATGACATTAATACATCTTCAAAAAACATTTCAGCTGTTTGAGGTCTTGCTATGTACTCTAAAAAAAACTGACTAGGTGGTGCATCCTCCATACTATACTTGGTTAAACCATGTAATGATCCGTTAGAACCTACACCATCAACAGTTCCCGATATATCATAACTATCACACCCAAAAGCACCTATGTGCTCATTGCCTGGATATTTTAGTCCGTTCTTTTCAATAAATCTATTTTGTAAATTAGTAGGTGGTACCCAACTAATTCTAAATCTACCTTTTGGATCTGGATAAAACATAACGTTCGTATCTTTTATGCCGTTAACCCATTGAAAATTACCAACAGATATACCGTTGTTAGTTTCTTCGTTATAATCTATTTGCTCGTATATTTTTACTAGATTAAATATACTATTATTAGCTTCATCTCTAAACGCGTGTTCTTCAGTTCTTGGAAACTGTCTATAAAATTCATTTAATGCGTCTTGATCGTTTTTTAAACCATCAGCTTCGTTTTGCCAATGATCTATAACGCCAGTATCAATAATGTCATTGTATGGACCGTAGACCTCGTTATCTGGTGTATCAAACACAGGTAAGCCATACTCATCCATAAAGCCTTCATAGTTCCACTCCATTGGTATAAAAAATGAATATAGTCCTGAAGCTGTCTGGCCATTTTTATTTCTTTTAGTTACGTCAGAGTTATAATATAATTTCTTAAAATTATCACCACCTTTATCTAACGCGTTACACGTTGAGCCCATCATACACTTACCAATAATTCTACTACCTAATCGTAATGTAGTTTTTGTTACTCGCCAGTTATTTAATATATTATCTGGCCTTTCCCACTTGCCACTCTCATCGTGTACTAGTAGTTTTAGTTTTTCCCCGTCATACGAATTATCACCGGTATTTTTCCAGTCAATAGTTGTATCGAGCCCGGTGAGTTCTTCAGGTTGATCTTCGGAACTTGCGGTAAGTTTTCTTCTAGTAAGCTTTGAAGCAGGTACTCTATAAGCCAACTCTGTTTTGGGTCTGTCCATCCCGTCTTGGATCGGTTTAAAGAAGAAAGGATAGTTGACCGAAATCGGGACAATTTTATCCGTGAACATTTTCTTCGCATCGGCACCAGATTTGGACAATACCCCGAAACGTGCATCGGAAGATATTGTGGCAAGGTTGACTGTTTCGCCCGATGCCATAAAAGAAAAGCCTGAGCGTCTGTTTTTGAGATAGCACATACCATAACTTCTGGCATCCGCTTTACATGCCTCCCAAAAAATAAAGAATAATCTATTGGCTTCTCTAAAATCTGGGTTTCCGACGTCAATCTTTGACCATTGGAGGTACATGTAATGAGTACCAGTAATATAAGTAGCAATGCCTTTGTTATAAAACCAGAAGCCATTTTCTCTTTTTGTAAACTCTTCTTCAATATAGTCAATATACTTACTTTTAAATTCATTAGGATAATCTCTCCAATCAAATATAGATTTTATCCTATTAAGTTCTTTTGGATATGGTGTTACTTGCCATTTGTCCTTTTCAAACTTATGTACTTTCTTTGGTTGTTTAGGTAATGCTATTTGTAGGTTTTGTATTTCTATTATATCACCTATCATACCTGTTTTAGATATAACAACTATATCATGTTCTTTGTTATATCCATACTTCCACTTTTTACTTTTGTTTAACCTGTTAACCGTAGTTAACTTAACTGGTTGAACAACTTTATATAATGTTTGCTCGTACATTATTTAGATCTTCTTTCAGCAAAACCACCAAATGATTCTTGCTTAGTTTCTTTTACTACACCGTCAAGCATATTTTGCTCGTCTTGTATTTTATTTAATATCTCAAACGCATCAAATATAGCTAACTTCTTAGTTGCTGCAGCATTTTTTAATCTATCAGCTGATACATCTTCTTCTGTATCTACTATTTCTTCTTTAGCAACCTTGATTAATTCATCAACAGCTTTATACCCAGCTTGGATTATATTCTTCTTCTTGTCCTTGATATTCATATTTAATTGTAATTGAATTAGTTAATACTCTATATAATCTCTCGCGCTCTATAACGAACTCAAACTTACTGTTAGGACTAAAACCTACTAAAGTATTTTCTGTTAATCCTAACGCGTCTAAGGCGTTATTAGAATATTTTAAAACACCTATCAATGGTTGTTCTTTATCATCACTTAAATCATCATATGATTTTATTGGCTTTACAAAACAATAATCATCTGGCGCTATCCATTTATCTTTATGTTTATATAAAAATATCTGTTCGCTAGATACACAGTATGTATACTCATCTATAAAGCTTCTACTGTTCTTTTCATTGCCATGCGCATCATACCATCTTCTAAATACATTATGGTGAAGAATTACTTCATCACCAATCTGTATATTAGTTTCACCAACGCTAGGTAACGCTTTTACAATACCTGTACGGTTTATCATTAAATGGTCTTCTACTGAAGCGTTTAGTATAAGTTCGGTATCACCTACTTGCTTCGTGTTATTGTATCGTTTACCCTTTGGTGTTATGATAAAGTCAAATAGCCCTTTCAATATTCTAAGTTATATTCGACTGATATTGCCATGTTTTTATTAAAATCTTTCCATGGCAACACGTCTTTATCTTTTTTTATAAACACACTGTACTTGTCTTCATTGTCTATGATATCACAAATAGTATGTCCTCCATAAACCTCTTGACCTACAGAGTAGTGCATAGCATCATTTTTATAATCTTTGCCTACACTAATTTTTCTTATTAGTTTCATCTACCTGTATTTTTTGATATTCACCTGTGTTAACATCAATATTCAACTTATCACCGTTACCGTACAACACATCCATCTTTTGATGAAACTCTTCTAGTTGTCTCTGTAAATTTACAATAGCTTGTGCTATTACTATTTTTTGTGTTTCTAAAGTACCAAGTCTAAGTTTAGCTTGGTTAATGTTTGAAACCTTATCTTGTAAATCTTTTAATTCGTCTTTTTTTATTTTCATTGTATTAAATTTTATTTTTTATTTTTTGGTTTTCTGCTATCAATAAACCAGTTTTTATACTTATCTCTTTTAGCAGTTATGTACTCAAAGTACTTATCAACTTTTTCTTTCCAGTTTTTATCTATTCTAGGACATATAATTCCTGATTTAGGACTTGAAAAAGCTTTGTTTAAATAATTTCTTGCATCATGTTTGTTATCAAACAAATGATTACTAACGCAATAAAAAGATCCATAGAATATATTATTCCATACGTCAAATGGTTCTATATCCTTACCTAAAACGCCAGCATACACAACACTTTCACTTAAGTGAGTTGTATATACTTTTTTTGCTTTCTGTATGTAGTAGTACATATCCATCTCTCTTGGCAGTACATTTTCTTGTCCAAACAAGTCTTTCATCTCACCGATGATTTGATGAGTTGTTATCGGGTGTGGTTTAAATAAAACGTTACCCTTGTGTACTCTCTGTATGTGCCTCATCTTGTTCAAACAACATCTGTCTTTTAATTTGTTTGAACCTGGAAGTATTACTAAATAATCTTTAGCTGGCCACTTTTCGTACTCATCTAATCTATCTTTATACTTGTTGGCAGTATTGTCTGTTATGTTACTTACAAAATAAGAAGCATAATCTAAAACTTCATGATCTTTGTCATGAAACGCATCTGGTATTTGTGCGTCTCTTATCTTGTAGTTCATTGGCTGCAAATAAAAACACGTTGCCAACTCTGTATATGCCATTGTTTTAAAGTAAGGCATTTCTTCTGCCATTACATCATAAGCATACTCTATTCCGTTTTCGCTACACTTTCGTATAACATAGCCCTCTACTTGCTCCAAGTAATCGAGCTTATCATTTTTTTGAAGGTGCCCTATTCTTTCTTTCAGGACCTT